CTACTTGCCGCATTGCCAACAGCCGTAAAACCACCGCTAAGAACGTCATAACCTGATTTTAAAGCCTTGCCAACACCAAAAATATCCATGCCGCCACCTGCCGCACCGCCTGAAGTATTGCCAAAAGCCGCACCTGCCGCACCCATACCGAGCGCACCAAGTGTTCCACTAATAATTGGTTGCAAGATAGGACGCAAGATTAGCGTCTTAAACATATTGCTAATAAAGTCTTTGGCGCTTTGACCGCCGTTAACCAAAGCATCGGTTAGCGACTGACCAATTTGGTCATTAATCTTTTGTGCTTCTTGAGCAAACTTTTCTTCTGCCTCAAGTCTGACTTTAATTCTTTCTTCGGCTATCTTTTCTTCTGCCTCTTTTTGTGCAAGCGCACTTTCTACAATCTCACGGCGGCTAATTGCGTCACGCTTGGCGGCGGTCAACTCTTTGTACAAACCAGTACCTTCGCGTACACCATCGTTTTCTAGCTTTTGTAAAAAGATAGCGTAATCTTTTTCTGTACTGCTAAGGGTAAGCGCAACCGTCTGCTGTTCATAGGCGGCAATAAGCTCGCGCAAAGCATTAACTTTGTCTTTTGTAATTTCGGTTGCAGTAACGGTCATGCCGTTTAACTTGGCTTCGCTATCAGCGTTTTGTACAAGTTGACCTTTTAGCTTTTCTAACAATTCTTGTCTGATTGCAATTTGACGATTGATTTTTGCCAATGCCGATGAATTTTGCCCACCTTGTATAGCGTACGCTTCAGGGTCTAGGTTTTGATTATTAAGGTTGTCTAACTCAGCCGCGGCTTCTGATGCCGAAATAGCCAAATCGTTTAACTCAATTGCGATTTGAATTAATTTGCTTTCAATCTGAGTTGCGTTTAGTGTTTGCAACTCGCCGTTGGCAATGCCTAACTCTGTGGCAAGTGCTTCTGCTGATGTGGCGGCATCATAAGATTTTTCTGTAAAGTAAACCAAAGCCGCCGCAACTGTGACCACCACGCCGACTGGACCACCTAAGAAAGCCATCACGCCTCTAAGGGCTGTCATCGCTACGGTCAACCCAGCGGTTGCACCCGTAGTAATCGTCATTCCAGCCGCCATCGATGCCATGCCGCCAATGACACCCGCAATGCTTCCTATAATCTTAGTTGCCATAACAACGGCTAACAATTGGAAAGCTGTCACAAGACCGTCAATACCACGCTGTACAGCGCCGCTTTGAAATAGGTTAAGCAGTGCATCAGCTACCGACTGTAAAGCTGGTACAAGGGCTGTGGCGGCTTGCATGGCTAAGCCTTCCATTGCCGCACCAACAGTATCCATCGTGTCGTTGTACTTCTCAAACTGCTTGGCGACTTCTGGTGTGACTGTTGTGCCTAATCTGTCTGACAGTTCAATATAACTTTGTAGTCCCTCTGCGCCTTGATTTAAAATAGGAATTAATCGCAAACCAGAACGACCAAACAATTCGTAAGCTAAGGCAGACTTTTCTGCGCCATCTGGCATAGTCTGAAAAATATTAGAAATTTCAGATAATGCGCCAAAGGTGTCTGTGCTAGTTAACTTTAGTTTCTTAAATACATCGGTTTGTTTATTCATGCCATTAACAAGCCGGCCGACTGCCATTTCCATTTCAGCCGCAGAACCGCCGCCCTGACGAAACGCCAATTGCAAACCTGCGATGTTTTGCACCGCAATGCCAGTTTGCTGTGATAGCTTTTGCATTCTGTCGCCAGCGTCAATGGCGCTCTTTACAAATGACGTTAACTGCGCCGCGCCTAAGCCAAGACCAAGCGCACCCAAAGCACGCATCGCCATCTGAGCGCTACGTTGGATTTTCTGCATTGCACCGTCAACACTGCGACGAGCCGATTGCATATCTTTTTCCAGCCGCGCTACGTTGGCGGCCATTTCGATTACTAGATTGGCAACTGGTTTCATTGTTTGCGACCCGCCATAATGAATGCTTTAAAAGCATTGGACACTTTCGTGCCAACTACTGCTCTGTCAAATTCCTGTGCCAAACTGCCAAACGGCGGCGGTTCATCAGGGTTTTCACCATTATGCAATGAGCTTGCGTAATTCTGTGACATTTGACGAATACAGTTAAATTCCCATGGTTCTAATTCTACCGCAGACAAGCTACTCCATGCCATTATTTCGCTAGAAGATAATGGCACTGCACCCATAGCACCTGAAGAAACCAATCCCATGTTTTGCCAATGCACAAGTAAATACTCGGCATCGACTTCGGGCATTAATGGTGTGCCACCGTTAGAGACAATTCTTTCGCCCCGACTTATGCGTTTTTCTTTTGCGGGTTTGTCAGACTTAGGGACAGCGTGAAACCATCCCATCTGTCTGGCATAAAGAATTAAATCTTCGGTGACGCTTGAGTAAAATTTGCCCAGTCACCAATGGCTTTGTTGACTTGCTCGCTGACAAAACCAATCGAAGGGTCAAGATAAGCGTTTTTAAACATCTCGTAACCCGTCAAATCTTTGTAACCAAAGCCGTTAAAAGACACCGTGCAAGATGCCAAAAAGTCAGCATCTAGCTCGCGTTGCTCATCGTCTTTTAGTTTCTTGCCGCCCTTGCGGACATAATCAAGGATGGCACGGTTACGAATACCAGAGGCTTTTTGAAATTGCTTAGAGCCGGGTCCATAAACCGTGACGCTAATCGTTTCACCTGTGTCATTGACCAATGGCTCACCGTTCGGATCTTCCAAATCAATGGTAGATGTTGCGGCAACGGCTAGCTTTGAAATATCAAACATAATGACTTCCCTTTTTTCGCTGGATGGATTGCCCGTGCCGTTGACCCCTTCCTCCAGCGACGGAAGAAGAAAGTCAACAGCCGGTGCTTGGTTTGCCTTGCGGCGCATTAAACTGCTAAGACTTCAACAATACCAACGCCTGCGGCGGTGGTGGTCAGTTCAAGGCTAGCACTTGCTGTGGTGATTGAATCAACACCTGCAACGTTAACTTTAAAGCTCATTACTTTGGCTTGGAAGAAATACTTGTCGCCAGATTGCGTAAGAACTTGGAAGCTAAAGTTAGCGTCCGACAATGATGCTGATTTCATGATGATTTGACCAGCGTCGTCTGTGTCAAGACCCAATGACAAAGCCATTGTGCCTTCGTTAAACGAGCCTTTGAATTTCTGAGTGCCACGCGAGCCAACTGGCATATGTGTGACAAGCGCAAATTCACGACCAAATTCGCCAAGGTCTGTGATCTCGCCAACAACAGCGGGACCGGGCGATGCGGTGAAAACAGCGGCGTAGCCCGACGCATCAAACGTTGCGGGAATGTCAGCCGAGATTGTGAGAGTAGTACCTGCTGAAGTAAAGACGGTCATAATAACCTCCAATAAAATTTATTCGTAATATCTAAGAATGTAATCAACTGGCTGAGTCCATACACCAGAATCCAAGTCACGGCTGATTTCCCGTATCGTATCAAATCTACAGCTAATAATCAATTTCCCTGCGACTGTCTGCTGGTGCTTAAAATCCAAAGCCGTGCGTACAGCGGCATTTATTGATTTTAACTCAGGTATTGTCAAAGCTAACGGATTAATTTGTATTCTAGCAAATGCCTTTTGAGCGCCTAACTGATAAGCCACGTTTGGTTCTGGTACGCCATCAATAATGTTGTACACCAAAGCTGGCATGGCTGTGTTCTGTGGCAACTGACCAAGCGCACGCCGATTGCCAACCAAGGCGGTTACGCCTGTGACATTTAATAAACTGGCAATAATGATTTCAGCGTTCATATTCCTGCCTTTGTCATTTCTTTCGGTATGCGTTTTCGCAAATACTCAGCTACGGCGTTAATCGCTGTATCAAATTTTTCGTCTACAGCAGGACGCATGAATGGTTTTGGACGAATGCCAGGGTGCATAACTGAGTCACGCAACAAGCCGCCTAAGAACAAACTACCGGCAACTTTTGGAGTAATCTCGTAAGCACCGCCCACCGTTCTGCCACTGCCAGTGTAATAGGTTGCTGTGCCGTACTCGACCCAATGGGCATAATAGGCTTTTGCATTACCCGCCATAACGTAAGCCCGAATAAAACCAAACCTTTCGCTTTGCTTTTTAAACCTAACCCTGACGCTTTTTTCTAGCTCACCAGTATCTACAGAGCCGTTTTGACGCAAGTTAGATTTAGCGGCTGTGGCAAATATATTTTGTCCTGCACGCAAAGCGCCACGCATAATGTTCTTTTCAATCTTTGCGGGTAATTGCTTCATCATTAGATCAAGCTCACGCAAGCCGGTGACAGTGGTGGTTGCCATTATTGACCCACCTCGTTGCCTTCGGTGCAATCAAAAATAATATATCTGCGATCTTCGTCAACATCCCGTGCGGCAGTGATATTAAATATCCTAGTACCTGCTGGTGTTGTGTAACTAATGCGCCTTGCATCGGCTACAATGGGCGGCATAAAGTTTACGTTGTAACGAATGGCAACGGTGTGCGTTAGGTCTGACTCGATAGCCATTGAGCGCAACTTTTCACGCCCACTAATTGGCTTTACATTAGCCCAAACAGTAGCCACGTCCGACCACGAATTAAGCTCTTGTCCATAATCATCGAGCGTAGCTGACCGGCTTTGTATTGTAATCCGTTTGTCGAGTTTGCCAATATCCATTACAGCCCCATATTGACACGGTGCGGAGTTAGCAAATACGTTGCTGACTGTGGGCGCTCGTATGATTGCATATTAGATACCGTCTCACGGTTTTCGTACAAATTACCAAGCATAAGCAGTATTGCCGCTTTAACCCCCGCTGGTGTGGGAAATGTATTTGGGCTTTGTCCGTCTGTGTAACCTGCGCTAAATCTAACCGTCAATTCAAAGTTTGACGCTGAACCTTTAAAGTACAGCCTAGCAGGACGGAAATAATTATTTATTTCGTAGGTATTAGCGGCAACCGTTTGCGTCACATCATCGTTATCAACATAAGTCACTGACTCAATGCTATTGACTGGAAACGTCTGCAATTTAATGTAATCTTTATCGACGAAAGATTGCATCTCATAAGACGCTGGTGCAATGGTCACGCCTGTATACTGCTCTGCGTTTTCCCTTGATGCGCTTATTAGGGTTTGTACTAATGTATCATCAGGGTGCGATGGTGGCGAACCTTCAGTATCCAAGCGCAAATGCAATTGCGCCTCAGCTAGTGAGACAGGCTCAGAAACGGGCTGTACGGTTTTGATTAAATAGTTCATGGTCTTTCTTCCCATCTAGCCCTGAATATGCCCGTTGCCGTTGCACCGTCGGTATTGATTAAACGTATATAAAAAGTTCCTGCCGCAAAACCTTGTGGTGAATCTTCACTTGCCCCTGCTGGCGTTGCCTTATTCGGATTTGTATCTGTTAAGGTTTGAATCAAATCAACTACCGTCCCGCCCGTATGCGTACCGCCACGGTTCATCGTAACTTGAGGCACGTAATTTGAAGCTGTAGACATTGTGTTAGTTTTAAAAATAGGTAAAGGCGTTGCAAATGTACCGCCTTCTGTACCACCAATTAACAATTCCAACCGTATTTCACTCAAATATAAATCAATTGATAATTGTTGAACAATGGTATCAGTAGGCGCAACAACTTTAATAACTTGAGTCGCACCGCTTGCAATACTAAATTCATAAAATGTGCGAGCCTCACGACCTGCAAAAAACCCTGTCTGACCAACATCGACTCGTATACGGGAATAATCGCCGTTGTCATCGGTCATTAACTTTAAAGGCGGGTGCGCCTCTACTCGATTGGCAAAGGTGGTATCACCCATGTCAATCAGTTTCATATCGGCGTTTTGTGCGCCTTTGTATAAAATATCAGCCATTTGCCATCCCCGCCATTATCTTGATAATGCGCTCTGGATTTATTTTAGACCAAGCATCGGCGCAATGCTCACATTTTACCCGCTTCCCGCATCCTAAGCCATTACCGATAAAAATGTTCTTGTGCATGGTGTAGCCCGTAACCTGCGGTGCAACAAACCCGCCGAACAAAACCACGCCTTTTAAGTTGAGCGCCGCGGCTGTGTGGTGCATCCCGCCTTCGGGGAACAAGAACGCCCTAGCCTTTGACATTACCGCCGCCATCATTCTTGGTGTTGGTGTCTGTATCCAACGTGCATTAGGTAGCATTTTTGGTTTTGTTGCGCCCAATTGCACCCAATCGGCATCGACACTTGATGTGACTTTGACAAAATTATCCCAACCCCAATCGCGATTGACGCTTTCAGCCTTTTGCTTTAAATGCGGCTCGACGACAATAAAGTTGTTTTCAATAAAAGCAATTTCGTCTAATTCTTCTTTACTGAAGTAAAACTTGGCAGCTTTAGGTCTATAGGCTTTCCAGTCCCAAGCTGGTGGGCTTACATTTTTAACATACGGTCTGGCGCTTGGGGCGTTGACAATAAATTTGTCATATTTTTCATCAACTTTGGCTATGTGCGGGTTGTTTTCCCACGCATCGTGCCAACGGTGATTGCCGTTTTTGTCCTTGATAGCAACCACGCCCCCAAGGGACATTGCCTCACCTGCCGCCATTAATTCGTCGCCCCAACCCAAATCACCACCTCATTATGTAGTCACCTGAAATAATCTGATGCACTTTCATGCCCAAACCTTTCAAGTATTTAACTGCGGCATCGTCAGCGTAGCCGTATCTTTTGCCCTTGCCAGGCTTTTGCTCAACGATAATTACTGGCTTGTTTTCAATAATCGTTTGCTCTGCGCCTCGTAAAACGTGCAACTCGTAGCCTTCGCAGTCGATCTTGATAAAGTCCACCTCGGTAAACTGGTAATC